CACCCCCTGGGCAACCTTCTCGAATCCTCTTTGCGGCCCCCGCTCGTTCGTGTTTTGGGTTGTTCCTAACTCCAAAATTTCTTCTTGGAGCTGGTCAATGTCACTTCTCTTTAAACTGCCATCAGGGTTGCGCACGTTTCGTAATTGAATGCTTGGACGTGTTCCCATGGCGCTATTTCCATCAGTATTCAAGACTAATACATTTGGGAAATGTTCAGCTAGGTAACTCTTACCGCTCATTGTTTGGCCCCAAATAAAGAAGTTACGAGGGGTTCCAGCCGGTTTATGTGGTTCATTCTTTGGTAGAATACTCACTTTCTAATCAATCCTTTCATCTTGGCTTGGAAGTATGCCCAACCGGGCTTATATTCGTGCAACTTTGCGTATGCCTTAATCTCCGCGTACGTGGTTAACTCACTCGGCGACTTATCGGCTACTGCTTTAGCAGCATTGTTCTCTGCAATCTCTTTGGCTAATGCCAACCGCTTGTTAGCCTCTATCTTTTTAAGCTTGATAGATTCGTCGGTCTCAATAACCTTCTCTTCACCTAACTCCGCGCCACAAAACGGACAGATTTCACCTTTGCGGTAAAAGGTTGCGAAGCACTCCGGACAGACAGAAACCGATTTAATGGGCGTACCATTACTACTCTTAGAGTGCTTGTCCCGGCCTCCAAGAATCCAATGCCGGTCAATGGTTGGTAATCCAAACCGTTCAACGTTGTTAACGTGGTCAATAATAATGGCCCGCTTACCTTCACGCGGATTCATTGACCGCATGGCAAACTGTAAATAAAGTGATAGCGACTGAGTTGGCCGCAACATGATCACACAATCAACATTGGGTAGGTCTAACCCTTCCGTGAATAACTCCGCATTGGTGACCACTTGAATCTTGCCAGCACGATAACTTGACACAATCTGCTCACGTGTTCGCCGGTCCGTTTTACCGGAGACTGCCCGTGCCATTATGCCAGCTTGGTTGAACGCATCCGCCAGTCGTTCGGCACTCGCCACGTTGTACGCATAAGCAATAGCTTGCTTACCTGGTGCCAGTTTCAAGTAATGTTTTACTGCATTTCCATAAATCTTAGGCTTCACGGCTTGATCAATACTTTTTTCGTCAAATTCACCGTTGCGTTTGGTCTTAAGTTGGGTCACGTCAATTTCCGACGGCGCGTAATAGTCGGCTGGTGCCAAGAACCCCTGATCAATTAGCTGGCTGATAGGTTTACCTAGCACAATATCGTCAGCAATCACGTCTAGTCCTTTGCCGTCCATTCGCCATGGTGTCGCAGTGAACAACAATTTAAGCGCGTCAGGGAACGCTTGAATTATTCTCTGGTAGGACTTCGACAGTGCATGATGAGCTTCGTCTATCATGATGATGGCTGGTTTGGTTAACTCATCAATGTGCCGGGTAATGGTCTGAACCATGCCCATCTTGCAAAGTGACATGTTAACGTCATCACTTTTAAACGTATTTTCAGCCTGTTCCAGGATTTCCCTTCGGTGTACGATAAATAGTACCCGGTTACCTTTAGCCGTTGCCCTGCGTGCAATATCGGCCATTAAAACTGTTTTACCGGTTCGGGGGAGGGGACTGAACCACAATGGCTTTATGCCCGTGGATTGTTGAATCATAAACTGCATCCACTGCTTCCTGCTGGTAATCTCGTAGTTTAAACATCCCTAATCACCCCTTTTCGCACTGCATGTTGCATTATTTAATGACCGCTTTCCGATTCGGTTCCAGATGAGCGCCGGGCACGTTCTTGCCAGCTGATAGTGCTTTATAGATTGCCGTCTTATCCGGCTGGTATTCGTGAACTTCTTTAACGTAGTCAGCTGTCAGTAAGCCTGGACTACTAATTACGGTTGATGCACGGTAGTTTCGGACTGAAACCAAGTGTTGGTCCGTAGTTAATTTCTTAATCCCAGCCTGATCAAGCGTGTCCGCTAAATAGCCATTGAGCCGGTCATTCAGACCCTCAAGCCGTTTCTTTTCGGCCTGCAAATATTTAATGCGTTTCTTGGCAAACTCAATATCTGCCTGGTTTTCATCAATCCAGCTAGCAATGTTATCGATCTTCACATTCATTGAATCCGTCAATGCATCGAGCGTATCAACAACAGTGTCTGGGTCCAGGTCATCACGGTTGGTTAAGTCGCGATAGTTTGTCGCCATTTCGTATAAGTTCATTCTTCATCATCTCCAATCACACCTAATTCAATTAATTCTTCCTTAGTAGGCCGCTCATCATCTTCCGGAGGCTCTAGCCATTCATCATATCCTGGTATCACTTTATTCACGCACCTTTTCTTGAACACCAATTTTATCTAATACCGCTTCAGGGCTTAGCACACCCATTAGCCATGCTAAGAATTTGGCAGAGTCTTCATAGAAGTACCGATATCCAAGACACTCGCAGTAAGCCATACCTGGACTAATTGTTTTCTGGTTGAATGTCCACATGGTCTTCACCTCGCAAATGATCCAATGCCTTTTGCCGTGCCAAGTGCTTGTAATGTTGCCACTGCTTGAACCGATAGGTAGCTAAACATACATACCCAGCTGGTGTCTTCATTAACTTTCGATACCAATGCTTTGCTTGTGATTTGTAATTATTCATGTTTAAATGTCCCTTTCAGTTGTTGCCATAGGTTCGCCCGTGGTGTACCATAAACCTGTAAAATTATTTGATTATTCTTTAACCTTGTCCCTGTCACTGGTTGCGCCCGGTTACGGGGATTTTGTTTTGCTTGCCATTCTTCAAACGGCTTATTATTAACCTTCCTCACTTGCATCTTCCTCGCTATCATTCACAAAGTATTTACCATAATATTTTAGAAACCAGGCTTTCTTTGCCTCTAAAGACTTCACTTCGGCCGTCTTTGATTCAATTTGCTGATTGAGTGAACCTACTACAGTGTCTCGGTCAAAGTCTGCTTCGTACTTGTTTGATGGTAGTAACTCGAAGTCATCACTTTTGGAATTGATATTCACAAAATCAATGGTTGCACCACTGAAGCTATCTTTAAAATAAGCAACTTGAATAGTCGGCAATTCTTTAAAGTTATAAAATCCAAGAATCACACCAGTGTAAATTTCCGATGAACTATACCGCTTGTCCAACAACCGAACATTGTCACCAACTTTAAAAGTGTCAATCCGCTTAGCGGTGTCCATGTCAACCTCGAACTTAACACCATTAATTTCTACAGTTTCTTTACTCATTTTCGTTTCCTCCTTTAAATTCCAAACCAACTAATAATTTCATGCCGCTTAAACCATAATGCTGTTAGCGCCCATGTAATCAGTGCTACTTCAATCATTATTAATTACCTCCAATAAATGGCCCCTCGCATAGACTATTTATAATTCGTGATCTTCGTAATACTCATCGGCAGATTTTTTAGAAATCCGTTGAGTGCCGTCAATAATGGAAACTTTTAGCCCGTCGACAATGAACTTATCTAAAGTCTTGTCACTAACATTCATGTAAATCTGAGCCTCCTGTTTCTTCATCCAATAAGGTAAGGCTTCGCGTTGAGCTATTTGCTTGAACACATCCGTAATTAGACGAGTAAGTTCTTGCTTGATTGGTGCTAAGAACTCACTTGGTAAATTCAATGTGACACCATCCATTACTGATCACCTTCCTCCTCATCAACAATCTGAACATTCTTCATTGCATAACATAGAAACTGTTCAACGATTCTTCTCATCGGAATTCCGGTCTCTTCTTTAATTTCACGGATGGAATCAAGAATTGAGACATCAACGAATATTGGCTTGGTTCCGCCGTTGCCGTTAAGATGTTGTTTTCTTAAAACTAATTTTTCCGTCATCTCTTATTCATCTCCTTCATGCGGTCGAATTTTAAAAGTCTCGATAATCTTCAAAACTAGCTCGTTCGCCGCTGCAGACTTCCTGGTTCCGGCCAATACTTGCGTCATGTACATCTTTCCTCCACCAAATGTAGCGGCCAAGCTTGTAATGCAAATTTCACGATCACCAATATACTCCTGGATAAGTTCCCGCCCAGCAAATGTTGTGGGACTTAAATCCCCCCCCTTTCTTTTAGGGTGAGAGCCAATT